AAGATCACAAAGGAATTACACTAAATTCAGCAGTGAAACTGGGAACACTAATGTTAGGGGTTTACAAATTGGGACCAACCCAGATGGTAGCCTGTGCAGCCATGGCTTATATGATATTTACTTTGCAACAACAAGCAAAGAAAGGGTCAAGTATTGCAAAAGCTTTAGGTTGGATATTAGGATCCAAAGGAGGAGGAGACAAAGCAGTAGCTGAAATGGATTTAGATATATCAGATGAATTCATACTGAATGGGCTTATAACACTATCACACGCATTAAACCCAATAAATTTCGTTTACACATTTGGCTACAGTATCATAAGAGAGTCCGAACAAGATGAAACATATATTGATAAATTTATAAGAGTTAGTAGAGATGGGCCAGCGGGGCTTTTACCGTTCATAGTAGAAGTAGTACGCTATTTAGTAGGAAAATTTAAAACAGACGGTTCTCAGTCAATGAGTAGCTTAAAGCAAGGAATGTTCAATATAATAAACAAAGCGATAACAATGATAAAGAGGGTACTGAGTAGAGTATGTAAACAACAACAATACCCTGAAGAATTGATATATTCTAGAATAGAAAAATTGAAAGAAGAGGAAATACAGGACAAACTAGCTGTGCTGACATACGATCTAATTTTAAATAAAAAAGAAGAAATAGATGAAGATATGGACAATCAAAGTCTAGTGGGTGTAATGGGTATGATAACAGATTTGTTTAGCAAGCCAAAATTAAAGAACGAGAGGAACATAAAATATATTGAACACATGATAGACCATTATGAAGAAATGGTAAACAAAACCACCGATCAGGATCATCAGACTATAAACATGCATGTGTCAGGCGTAGGGAGAGAAATTGAAAAACCGGCAGACCAATACGTGACAAGAGACAATGTTGGTGTGCAGTTCTACAAAAACATACAACCAGAAGAATTACATTACAGGTTAACACTACTCAAACACCTGACACCACTAAAAAGTAGGGAAGGTAGAGACATCAGAGATTCTAAAGGAGGCTTAGTGCTAGGAGGATATAAAACTATGAGCCACATAGACAAACACAGTGAACTGCTTACTATGAAACATAAAGATACGACAAATAAAAGAACTGGATTGACTATATTAGATATGACTCCAGGTAGAGGAGGAACGTTACAGTACATTCTCAGTCAAACAGACAAATGTGAGTGTAGTTATTATCAAAAAGCAGACGACAAGTGGCCTTTATACTCTGGAGCATTAGAATTTGAAAAAACCACTGAACTAAGGAAACTAGAAAAAATAGAGGGAAAATACGATATAGTAATAGTTGACACAGTAGATGGAATCAAATATTGTGAAGGACAAATCGACCCCGAATATTGCCTCAAAGGATACAATTGCGTTAAACATAAAGGAACACTTATTTTATCTTATAATCCACTTCAAATTGACAACCTCGTTAAGATCATAGACGGGTTTGCTGGGTTCAAAATACATATAATGCCTCATACAGATAATAGTAAATTGTATTTCTTTTGCGAATTGAAACAAAAATTGAACCAAACAGAAGAAGGACTATATCACAGTTTTAGAACCCTAAATGGCCAAAGTTTAAATAAAACACTTAAAGACAGAGTAAAGAATATTAAATTAAGAAGAGAATCTTTAAATTTAGAACACCCACCATTTTTTAAAAGCTTCCATCATGTAAGTAAACTCAAACAAAATTTAACAGTAGCTAGATATGAAGACCTATACTTACAAGTAAACAATATATTTAAGATAAACCACAGATGTCATAGACTAGCTAGTATATTATCAGACAAAAAATTTATAAAAGCAAGTAGAAAGTTAGGGAAATTAGAGTTCAATTTAGACTTTAAGAAACCGTTTGGAGGAGGTATTCTAGAAAACCAACTGGTACTGGCTACAGGAACAATAGAAGAAAAAAATAAGATAAACAAAACACAAACTTCTTCATTAATTAAAAAATTTTTAAAAGATAGTTACCATGTAAATGAATTTAACACTCCAGTAGTTCAGGTTTCAAAAGACACTAGCAAGGTATTAGGAGCTATTAGGGATCGGTTAGACAGCAAGAACATAGCTTTAAGAGACGAATTGATAGCTAAATTAATAGATGTGGGGAAAAATTTCATAATGAAAACGAAGAATAGATTTAGCATGTGTAGCTGGGAAGAATTGGGATATAAAGTTAACAGACAGGGGGCCACTGGAATGTTAGATCCGGTTGGAACTATGGGAGATCTCTACGACCAACCAGAAACCAGGAGCATTTGCGAGAGAATTATAGAACAGTTAAAAAACGGAGAGGACGTGTCAGAATATTATGTAACTTGCCACCATAAAGTAGAATCTAAAGTTTCGAAAAGATCAGAAAATGGACTTATAGTAGACTTTGACCCAGTTTTGTGTGACCCACAACCGAGATTGATTCAGTATAACGCAGGATATGGTAGATTAGTTGACCTCTGGTTATTTTCAGGATTTTTAGAAGAGCATGCTAAAGAAAAAACCTACAAGTTTACAACCGCAGGAACTCCACTTTTTCAGATAGGAAACTTGTTGAGACAATCATGGGATAGACTTAACAGACAAAACAATGTAGTAGGTATCACGGGCGATGCATCAAGATGGGATCATAGTTTAGGACCGGGACATATGTACGCTGAAAGAGAAATATTAAAAAGTGTGTTAGATATCAGCTTACATAAAGCAATCGACACAAGATACGAACACGTAACTTTTCCAATAACTTTTACCAAGTTAGGTTTAGTGTATAGCACCGCAGGACAAAGACAATCAGGGGACGTTCTTACTTCTATAGGTAACACACTGATACACGCGTGCATTGAGCAGATAGCCTGGTCCGAAGCGTTGCTGGAAAGATCAAGAGAAGAAGTAAGATTAAAAGAATTCTTTGATAGCGGGCCAGTTTATTTGCAAGACCACTCAGAAATAATAGAACACTTTGTAGATGGAGATGACAATGTACATATGTGTGACAGCACGAATTTAAATTTAATTGAGCTCGTCGAGGCCGCCAATAAAGTGATGAAAGAATACAACATACTCATAAGGAGCGGGAATGAAGAGGGATTCAAGATACATAAAGATTTCGAAGAGATAGACTATTTGTCGCATACATATAAAAAAGTTAGTGTTAGAGGCAAAAGAAATTACATGCCCACCAGACCTTTGTCAGAAATTTTAGGAAAATTAGTGTATACCACTAAAGCCGAGACTTCAGCAGACTTAGTAGATAGTGCACTGGGAAACAGGGAAAAATTGGAAGCATGGAAATCTAGGGGATTAGAAATACAAGCTGCGAAGGCAACCTCATACCTCTTACTATACCCACATATACCAGGAGTAAGAACGATTTGTTGTGGTTTACTATCCTTGATAGGAGGAGCACCATCAGACATAAGAAAGTGGGGAAATAGATTCATGGTCAGGGAAAGACTGCAATTAGAACAACTCATACAAAAAGAACAAGATTGGAGTGCTTGCTCTATAATTAGTGCTCTCAATAACGCATACCAAGTCTCAGCAAATAAACTATCAGAATTTGAAATAGAAAACAAGGAATATTTGAAAAAACAAAACGTAATACATTA